CTCAGCCGCAGCAATGACGGGACAGACAGGGGTGTGAAATGGCAACTGGAATATGACGTTGAACCGGCAAGCGGGGCGGTCCCGGCACCAACCACGGTAAGCGTGGACATCACCATACCAGCCGGAACGGCGGTTAACACGGTATGGCGTGATGATGTCGCCACGTTCACCATCCCGGCGATTGCTCGGATGGTAGGGGCGCGGCTGACAAGGATAGCGAGTGCTACGGCGGCACCGTCCGTTGATCCAGTACTTAGGGCTCTCCATTTCCACTATGAACTGGACACCGTAGGCTCACGCAGCATCGTTACCAAGTAGGAGGACATCATGAGCTTTTGGGGTAGTTTCTTCGTACCTTGGGACCAGACCCACAGCAGCAACTCCACCATCAGCACCATTGCTGACCCGATGGACCTGTCAGGCAACCGTGCGGACAGGGCGCAAGACAGCATCATGGGGTCACAGCAGGCCGCAGCCGATGCCTCAATGAAGGAACTCCAGGACACCTACGACAAGGTAAAGGCGCTTTACGCCCCCCTTGAGGATGCCGGAAAACAGGGGCTGGCGCAGCTTAACGCCAAGGGGTTCACCCCTTCCGCCACCTACCAGAACAGCCTGGAAGTGGGAGAGCGCGACCTCGGGCGCAAACTCAGGGCGATGGGGCGCTACAACTCCTCATTCGGCTCACGGGAGATGGGCGGCTTCTACCAGAAATTGGCGCAGGAGGAGGCGGATAGGCAGTACGCGCCGACCCTTTCCATGATCCAGACCGGAAGCGGAGCCGTGAACGCCATCACCGGAGCGGGAACCACGTTCGGGGCGGCTACCGACAAGACCCTTGCCAATCTCGGGCAGGGGATGTTCAACACGGCGCAGAACTACGGTATACAGCGCCAAAACAGCATGAACAACGCAGCCAATACCCTTGGATCACTGGCGCATTACTACAACACCTAAGGAGCCAACATGCTACCTCTCATTCTAGCAGGCGCTTCCATGCTGTCCAGTTCCGCAGGGGCTTCCGCCGCGCAGTCGGCAACCAAGGAAGGTGCGCGGGCGCAGACCAAGATCAACCAGCAGGCCATCGACAAACGCCGTGAGATTCAGGACGATCTGACCCTCCGCAACAAGCCGTACTATGACCAGGGGATCAGCCAGATCCCCGGCATCCTCGCCATGAGCGGCAATCCGGACTTTTCCCCCACCAATCCGACCTACGGCGACAAGTACAGCCTCGGGGCCAAACAGATGACGCTTTCCGGCATGGGGCGCATGGGGCGCAACCTCGCCCCTCAGTCCGAAACAGACGCCAACTTCAACGCATCTGAGCAGGCGCGACTCCTGAACCGCAAGCTGGACATGCTCAAAGTCGGCTACGGCCAGGCGGGGACCGCAGGGCAGAGCCTCATGACTACCGGCACATCCATTGCCGACATCGGCAACCGGATAGGAAATATCCAGGCTAACGCCCGATCACTCAGCAGCATGGGGCGGCAACAGCAGATAGACGATACCGTGGACGGGGCCAGTTACGCGCCGCTTTATCTCAACTACAAGAAACTGAACGCGGGGGGCTAAAATGGCGGTAAACAACGTGTTTCAGATGCTGGCGCAGCAGGAGATAGAGAGACCCGAAAGGGAACTTAAACGCCTGCAAGTAAAGACGCTGACGGACGAGGCTAACTATAAGGAGAAAGCCCGCAAAGACCTCGCCGCAGGGCCGAGCCAGACGCCCGAGTCTACGCTTGCATCAATGGGTCTGGCACGGTTCATGGTACCGGAAAATGCCGTACTGGACGAGAATGGCACGCTGATAGGAATGAAACCGCAGGCGGAACCTCAGCAAAAGTCCATGACCATCGCGGATCAGTTCAAGCGGCAGTATGACTATCACATTCAGAACGGGCGGACTGATCTGGCGCAGGGGGTCATGGAACACCAGCTTGAACTCTCCGAAAAAGCCGCAAAGGTGGCCGATCACGCCTACAAGACCGGGGGGAGGGAAGGTCTCGCCGCATGGCTACAGAACAACCCGACCTTTGCGCCTCTTCTTGGCGACCCCTCTCACATGAAGCTGGAAAAGGAGGGTGTACTCTACCCCGCAGCCGGTCCGGACGGCATACCTGTCCCTGGCGAGTACTGGTACCGGGATGAAAACGGCAAGGTGGCCTTTAAGACCGTCAAGCCGGAACCTGTGCAGACCATCGCTCCCGGTGTAGGCATCGTAGGCAAGAACGGAGCGGTCAATATCCCGATCCCGAAGGTCAACAATACTGAGACATGGGGAGAACCTTACGCCACCAACATCGGCGGGAAAAAGGCGATGGTTCAGAAAAGCAACAGGGGCCAAGTGAGATCCGTCTTGCAGGATACCAGCACAACGGTTAAGGTATCGACCGGGGGCGCAGGCGGCAACGTGAAACCACCCGCTGGCTACAGGTGGAAGGGTGACGGCACACTTGAAGCTATACCGGGGGGGCCGGCAGAGGCTAAGGCTGAAGCGGCGCGGCAGACTAAGGAGAAGGCCAAGGGCGCTTATGACGCTTCCATCACCGTAGTGGACAAGCTCCTCGCTCATCCAGGACGGAAGACGGCGACCGGCCTATCCTCGAAGCTCGACCCGCGCAACTACACGGCAGGGACTAACGCCTATGACTTTCAGAGGGAGCTTGACAGCTTCGACGCCGTGCTGTTCCTCTCCAACATCGAGAAGATGAAGGGGATGGGGGCGCTCTCCAACGCGGAAGGGGCCAAAGTCTCCGCAGCGGCAGGGGCGATCAAGCCCGGCATGTCTGAGAAGGCTTTTGAGTCGAACCTCAGAATCATTAAGGCTGAACTGGCAAAGGCAAAGACGCGCATCGACGGCGGGACGGCGGCACCGCCTCCCGGCAAAGGCACCCACAAAGGCAAAACACCGCCCAAACTCTCCAAGGCCGCGTCAGCCGTAGACGAGAGGTACTGATATGGCAGATATAGCAAAAGTCAAGGCGATGGTCCGCGACCCTGAATTCCAGGCGCTACCGTGGAACGAACGGCACACTCTCCTTGCGAAGAAAGATCCAGAATACGCCGCGCTTTCCCCGGGCGATCAGAACGGGGTGATGAACTCGCTCAAGGCGCGGGACTTCTGGAAACCGGCGGCACCCGCGCAGGAAGCCAAGCCCGCCAAGCCATCCATCCGCAAACGCGTTGCTGACTTCGTGCGCCCTACCTTGGAAGGACTCGGCACCGTGGCAGGGGAGGCGCTAGGCTTGCCATTCTCACCCGTAACCGCAGGAGCCAGTATACCCGCGTTAGGCGGTCTGGGATTCGCCGCAGGTTCAGGACTCTCGGACGTTATCGAGGGAACCCCCACCACCCTTGCTGAAATGGGCAGGGATATGAAGACCGGCGCGGCAAGCGTCATGGCCGGGCGTTTTCTGGGCGCTGGCATCAACGCCGGTATCCGCAAGGCTCCCGCAGCACTGGCGGCTATCAAAGCACCGCTGCAAAACAGGGCGCAGAGCCAAGCGCGTCAGACTCTCTCAGCCATGGGGGATCTGTCCGGCCAAGAGGCTAGGAACGTGGCGCAAGGCCAAGCGCTCACCTCAAAGCTCGGTGTCAAACTCACTCCCGCGCAGATGTCCGGCAAACCCTCGCTGTCGGCGATGGAGCAGGGATTAGCCACCGCCGATCCGGATTTCGCCGGGGCGCTCACCGCGCAGGACACCGCAGCTAAACAGGTGGCACTCTCCCGAATCCGTCAAGCCACAGGGAAGGGACGCGAACTCCCCGCGACGCAGGACTTGGCGACCACGGGCCAAAACATCGCGGACACCATTGGTGATGCGAGCCTCCCGGCCAAAAAAGCCGTTTCGGAGATGTACGACGCTATTCCGAATAGCCCACTTCCGACGAAAAACACGGCGGGTGCCATCGCCGGTCTTAAGAAAGGGTTCAGGCCGGGGGATGAGGACGTTTTCCCATCCCGCGCCATTTCTCGCATAGAGGAAGCGTTGCAAGGGCCAAAGCCTGTCATGGGAGGTCATGGCAAGCCCGCCGATCCGGTCGTGCTGGACGCTTACGGAAAGCCCATGAGGGACAGCGTAGACGTTACAAAAGCGCAGGTAGGATTTCAGGACTTGCACTCGATCAGAAAAGATCTTGGTCGACAAATACAAGATGCCTCTGCCGGCGCGAACCCTAATCGTGAACTGGCAATGAAACTGCGTCAGATCAAAGACGCGGTAGACGCGGACATCGAAGCCGGAATGGGCGCGAATAACGCCTACGTCGCAGCAAAGGACGCTTTTAAGGAGTATGCGAACAAGTACCGGTCTGGCGCAGTCAACAAGGTTCTTGCAAAGGGGAACGAGTCCAGCGGGCTACGCACGGCGGATGAGAACATAGCACGGCAGTTCTTCACCCCTTCAGGTTCTACCGGGCTTATCAAGGCAGTGGGTCTCCCTGCCGCCAAGGAGCAGATGCGACCGTTCGTCATCGCCGACATGCTGAAAGCGGCGGCTCCCAACGGCGTCGACTACAACGTGCAAACCGGTATCAACTACATCCAGAAAAATAGGGCAGTATTGGAAAGACTCAGACTGGTAGACGATGCGCGGCAGGTATTGAAGGACCAGATCCCCGCCGAGATGGAAAGGATCCTCGCCAAACGCGCACCGGACGCCGCCACAGGCTTGCAGTTCTTCACCGCCCAGGACATGCGCGGCATCCTGCAAAAGTACGGCAACACGATCAAGCAGCTTTACGGGCCGGAAACGCTGACCGCCTTCCGCGATTACAACCAGCTTATGGGGATGATCGAGCGCAAGAACGTCATTCCCCGGGGCGGCAACTCCAACACGGCGGAAAAGGCTATGAACATGGCCAATCTGATGATAAAAGAGTCTGCCGGACCCGCCAAGAAGCTAACAGACGGCCTCGCCATGGCGCTTGTCAAGGGCGCGGGACTCGGAGGCGGGGCAACCCTTGCCGCCGGTAACATGTCGCCCAAAGTGGCAGCAATCGGCGCAGGGCTGAACGGGGCGCGGCAGATGCTCACCAACGCAGACAGCCAAGTTGCCAAGGCGTTTGTCAAAATCCTGCAAGACGCCACCTTGAACCCGCAGATAGCAAAAGACGTAATGACGCTACAGCGCACCGGAAAAGTACCGGCCGCACTTCAAGCCATAATCGACAAGAACATCATCGGAGCCACAGCCGCCACCGCCACCCAAGGAGAATAAGACATGATGAAACGTCAACCGATGCCTATGAAGCCGATGCCTATGAAACCGAAGCCCTCACCGAAACCGCCGAAAAAGGGCGGCACCAAGAAACACTGCTGATGCCCGCCCCCGACTGGCAATGGGTAGCCAACCCCGACCTGATCACCTCGGCTATCAAGTTGCTGGCCGGGGCGGTCTTCTCCTCCATCATCACGCTTGGCGGCATCATTGTTGCCGGGACAAAATGGGTAGCAACCACGACCATGAAGCGGGTAGAGAGTCGCATGGACGGATTTGAGGAAAAGTTAGAGCGCGTGGCGGGCGGCATGGAGACATTGGCGCTTACCACGTCCAACCAGATAACCAGAATCGAAGTGCGCTGCGAAGAGCGGCACTCTAACCACCACCGCACAGGAGACGCCCATGTCTAAGTTTTACTCCCGTTTCATCGTATGGCTGATGCTGGCCTTTACCCTCACCGCCTGCGGACATGAATCAGAAACGGAGGGCATTTTATGAGCAGCAAGGCGCAAAACATACAGTTTCTTCTTTCACAGGTCAGGGCGTCGGGCGTGGCACTCTCTGGCGGACAGGTCTTCTTTTACTCGGCGGGTACCGACGAACTTAAGGCGGTATGGCTGGACCGGGGCAAAGTCACCCAGGCCGCGAACCCCTACACACTGGACGCAAACGCCACCGCACAGCTTTACGGCGACGGTCTTTACCGGATCGTCATTAAGACTTCTGCGGGGGTCACGGTATACGACCGCGACAACCTTTCATTTCTGGATGTCGGGGCAGAGCTTGACGCGCTCACCGACATAAGCATACCGGACATAAGCTCGTATGGCAGCACCTTTGCAGAGGCAGTGGCGGCCATAGGGTCCACTCCGCTTACCGTAGGCTTCAGGTCCGACCAGACCGTATCGGCCAATATCACCATTCCCTCAACACTGGAACTGGTACCTCTGAACGGGGCCAAGATCAACCACGGCGCATACACAGTAACCTATGCGGGAAGCACGGCGCGGTGGTCCATGGCGCAGATCTTCAGCGGGACCGGAGCGGTTACGTTCACAGGGAATATATCGTACGCAGTGCCGCAGTGGTTCGGGGCCAAGGGTGACGACTCGACGCTGGACAGTGCCGCTTTCCGGTCGGCTGTCGCATCATGCAACAGGGTCTACGTGCCGCCGGGGATTTACCGGGTCGGGATGATCAAGCTTCCAAGCGACAGCGAGTTTTTCGGTGCGGGCGATTCCACCGTCCTCAGACGCGCGGAGGGTATCGACAGCGGCGGCACCGGCATAGCGCCGACCATTGAGTATATCGTGCTCCTTGCTACCAACTACGGCGATGAAGGTACGGCAGACATTGCCGACAACAAGAAAAACATTTACGTTCACGACCTGCAACTTGACGGACGATCCAGGGACTTCACTCCAAACGCCGCTTTTTACCACAACATGGCAATAAGTGCCACATCCAACATGACGGTGGAGAGGGTGACATTTTATGACTTTCTGGGCGACGGTGCATATCTTGGGCCAGCAGGGTCTGGCAGCTCGGAGCGGCACAACACCAATATCAAGTTTTTAAACTGTATCTTCGATGGCGCGAACAACGGCAACCGTAACGGGCTTTCGGTTATCGACTGCGACGGCCTTGTAGTGGAGAACAGCACGTTCAAGCGGATCGGCAACGCGACACTTTCGCAATCGGTCGGCGGTATAGACTTTGAACCTAATCAGGACTGGGCTATCGTCCGATATTCCCGCATGGTTAACTGCACCTTTGAGGACATTTCAACCACCAACACCGCAGCTATATCAGTATTTAACACCAATCAGACCGGCTTGAATATGCACGGTTGGTTGATAGAAGGGTGTACGTTTACCCGATGCTATGCTGGTTTTGGCGGCAGCGCGGTACGCAAGACATCCATATCTCCAAACGACAACATCACTATAAGAAACTCTACATTTATTAATACAACCACCTTTGACATTATCAACCTGGGGTTCAAGGGTTTTGCAATTGAGGGCAATACTTTCCAGATCGACCCCATCGCGTCCAGCTCCTACCGCGGGGCCATTAAACTGGGCCAGTTATCCGACACGGTGAACAGTTCGGCTTTCGACACAATTATCAGCAATAACAAATTCATCGGTTTGCGACCACAGTTCGGTATGATGGCTGTCTTCGGGGTGCACGGTCTTATCGTCAGCAACAACACCTTCGAGGACATCACCGGAATCATCATCAAGTTTCTTTCTCCCGCTGAGGCGGGGACCAGCCGATACCTCAGCGGTATACGCATCGTCGGGAACACCGCCAACAACGCGCTCCGTGCGGCGGGGACTGTCACGACATCAAGCTTCATCGGATCTACCGGAGGGATAAATGCCGATAACGACAACTCGTTCATTAACACGACGAACGTTGAGTACCAGAACGTGATGAACCACGGCGTGCCAAAGTTCGGCGGCGGGGTGCTAGCCATCTTCCGCGAACATAAAGTATCAGCCGCTCCGACATCCGGCACCTGGACGGTAGCCGATAAGCTTTACCTATCGGGGCCGAGTGCTGGAAGCGTCGGAACCGTCTGCTCCGTCTCTGGCACATTCGGCACGTTGGCCGACGCGACAGGAGACGCGACCAATGCAAGCGCGGTGCTGCTCAATGTGGCCGACCCCAACGACTCTCTCAGGGAAGGGCAGTGGATCACCATCGCGGGAGATGCCGCCAAGAAGCAGATTGTTGAAATCGACGGCACCACCGTCTATCTGTCAGGCACATACACAGGGGTGACCGGGACGGGGCTTGCGCTGGCATGGTCTGCGCCAACGTTCGTGACGTTCTAAACTTAGCGCCCCGGTTCGCCGGGGCTAACTCTTGAGGTGATAAATGAAAACACTTTTGACGCTGCTTTGCCTGTTGATTCCCATTACCGCCCATGCCGCAGACATCCGCCCGGCCCTCGTCAACACCTTCGGACATGAAGGGGGATTCCAGTCAGACCCCAACGACTCAGGCAACTACGCCCACGGGCGGCTTGTCGGCACCAAGTACGGAATTGCCGCAGCGTCCTACCCGAATGAGGATATCCGGAACCTCACTCTCGATCGGGCGGCGGTGCTATACAATCGGGACTTCTGGGGCGCTTCCCGCTGCGGCGAATGGAAAAGCCAGATCATCGCCAATGACTACTTTGACGCTGCGGTCAACATGGGGCAGGGAACGGCGGCGCGAATCCTCCAACGGGCGATCAACTATGCGGGATACCCTTTGCCGCGGCTTGCGGTAGATGGCAAAATAGGACCCGCTACGGTGGCCCGGCTGAACTCCGTCGACCAGTCCGCGCTTTACGTTCACATGATCGGTCTGATCCATGGGCGCTATGTGCAGATCGTGGATGCGAACCCGGCCAAAGGGCGATACCTGCGGACGTGGGCGCACAGGGTCAAGGGAAACGTGCAACGGTCAGTGAAAGCCTACGATAGGAGGTAGCCGTGGAAGACCATGAGCGCGTCAAGATACTGGAGTCCTACGGAACTAAGGGGTCTTACTGCTCCTATATTTCCGGACATTGCGCCGTGGGGCATGACGTGAAATTGTGCGCGAAAAGAAACCCTGTCGAGTGCCGAAACTGTCGGCAGAAGAACGAGAAGGAGGCCCAATGACACAGCTAATCCATATGCGAAACGTCCCCGGGACCGACGACGAGCGGGCGCTTGACGCTCCCCTGCCTCTCCTGATGCGGGACGGTACATGGGGCGAAGTCCCGAAAGACTTCAAATGGGACGGGTCAAGCGTTCCTATGCTGTTTCAAGGGATATTCCCCCGTCACAATCACCCGATAGCATCCTGCCGGCACGACTGGCGATGCAAGACTGCAAGGAGCGACAGGGACCGCGCCTTTGCTGACAAGCAGTTTGAAAAGGACGTAGGGACAACCTCCTGGTGGATCACCAAGAAGGTGGGATACATCGGCGTGAGGATCGGCGCGTTTTTCGGCATAGGCAGCGATTACTAACACTTCACTTCGCCATTTGGCACCCGCCGCAGGAGCCCTCCCTCACTGCGGCGGGAATTTTTAGGCCCACCCTTCTGTCATCAGCCTATCCCGATAGCCGACTGTGACAGGATCAACCGGAGGGGAAAGCCGGGATGAAAGAGACTCTACCTCCTCCGCTGTTAGCCGCCGCACCTCTCCGTGCCCGTATCCGCACCGCTCGTAAAGGCGCCTGTCCAGCTCTCTGTCGTAGCGTGACTGTTCCTCAGCCGACATGAGGGGCGCGGGCTTAGGTTTGGGCTTCCAGGGCTTCGCCGGAGTTATGATAAAAGCGTCCTCTATCGCCTCCCGCGCCTTCTTCCTCTCTTCAATGGCCCGCCAATCCTCGCCCGCCTTCTTCTCCCTCATCGCCTTTCTCTCATCCGCCGCCAACGCTCTATGAGTGGCGCAATACTTCACCTTCTTGTGTTCCGTATCCGCATCGCAGATGATGCATTTGCGCTTGGTTGCTGCGCGACGGGCTTTCATCCGGTCGGACGCTCTCTTGTTCTGCTCAGCCACCATCGCAGCAGTGTGCGCGTCTCGGTGAGGTATACAGCGTTTAAGGCGGTTACTGCCTGTCTCTTCCCCACAGTCAATGCATTTCATGATGTCACATTCCCCCCTTCATCATAAAAATTTCCTCAGTCTCGAACTCAGCCGCGAACACTGCGGGGCTGTACAGCCTGTCGAACCGCGCCACCAGTTCCGGCACCAGCGGCACCGACTTGTGAAACATCCGGCAGGACGGGTGAGCCAATACCTTGTTACCCCAAAGCGGATAATGTGACTCCTTGGGATAGAAGTGGGTACGCATGTAGCCGCCGTAAACTCCGCGATGGCAAGGCCGATTGTCAATTGGTTCCCCGCAGAAGAAGCAGCGCCCCTTTTGCAGCCGGTAGAGGACATGGCTAGGGTAGTGCCACCCCTTGGCGATTCGATACCCCCTATCGCGGATTGGACGCGGTATACTGTGGCTTATGAGGCGCGTTTCCTCTTCCCCCTCACCGAAAAACGGAAGTGGGCCGCTTATTATCTGGATGCCGTGGCGGTCTTTCACTTCTACCCTACCTCCCCTTGTTGCTCCCCGTAGAGGGGAGGCTATTTCTTCCGCTCCGCAAGATACTTTTTGAAATCGCGGTAATAAAAAGCAAACTCTATCAACAGCCCGTATGCCTTGATGTGCCGTCCCATGCGACCTATTGCCCAATCAGCAACGGCCCATATCGCCAGCACTCCACCGATGAAACCGGCGACCATGGAAGCCAGCCGCCCCCCAAATATCAGCCACTCGCCAAACTCTAGCATCACCCCTCCCCCAACAGGTCCACTATCTCCCCATGGTACTGAGAGGGGAGTTGAGAGGAAAGGAGGAGGAGGCGGGCGCGGAGGGTGGTGTATTCCGATGACATACGTGCCGCTTCCCCTTTGGCGATTATAAGCTTGGACAAATTGCGGTTGCTAGAAAGTCTCCACCTCTGAATTTGGCCGTCTAGCACCTTTACCTCACCCTTCAGCCGCTCGTTCTCCCTCTCTGCCGCGTGCAGCTTCTCCAGCAGGCTATCCGCGTCCCGCTGGGTGGAGAGGTACAGTTGCAGGAGGCGGGTATTTTCGGCACGGAGGGCTTCAATATATCCGGTCACATTGGGATCTGGACCAATAAACGACATGAGATGGTCGGCACAGTCCCGCACCGTATCCGCAAAATCCGCGATGTCATCCCTACCGGACAACCAACCACTTCCGATACTTAGGATAACTTCCCCGTCAGCATGAACATCAACTTGCCATGTTTCCGGCTTTTTCATCTCTCCCCTCCTTCACGTAGCCGCCACAGTGGGCGGGTTAGTCATCCCAGACCTCATACTTGCTGCATAGGTTGTCAATATCCAGCCGCCCGCGATAGGTCACTAGCTCACCGCCATCTTTGTACACTACCTTGCAGTATTGCTGACCCTTGAGAATTTTGGAACCTTCAGCCACAGCCTGCCGATAAATCTGCCAATCATTCGGTGCCATGTCGGCTTCGCTTAATCCTGAGTTATTGAGACTCCGACACGCATCGCACCAGTAGTCTTTCTGCGCCACTGGCCTTATGTCACTAATTATGTCCATTATCCCTTCTCCTTCCCCGCCCCCAACCTCACAGGGCATAAAATAGACTGGTGATCCCCGCCGCAGATGGCGCAGTGGGGGTGATCGGCGGCGTACTGCTTCTTGAGTCTGGCTATAGCCCGAGACGGCCCGTTAATCTGAAAGACGGCGTTAAGGGCTTCCATGCGACCCCCATGGCGAGATGCCGCCGCGTCAGACTTCAGCATCTCTATCTCCCCTAGCAGGACGCGCAGCACTTCGTCATGCGGCATTTCAAAAGCCAGCCGCGCCCGCGCTTTCGCTATCGCCTCTGCGGGGATCATGGGCACACCGCCTGATTGCACGCCTGCCGCTGATCAATCGAACGTACAAGTAAAAGGATCTCTTCTAGCGCAGCCTTGTAGCGGTCGCGCTCGGCCACGATCTGCTCCACGTTGTGGCGGATCATCCCCATGACAGTCCCAGCGCAGGCAACCGCCGTTGCATCATCCGGTATACCATCCGCGCATCCGGCAACTCTTGCCAGTACGCGCAGACGGGTAGCATCAAAATCGTGTCTTTGATTCAACTGTTCCACCTCGGCAATGAGCCAGACAATATCAGGGTGCCGGTCCTGGACTCCGTTTATCTGCCGCTGCTTAATGCTCTCTAAAATGTCCATTTCACTCCTCCCCTTCCCCTACGTTAGCGTGGGCGTTTATACCCTGACGAATAGGCGTCATAAGCATCGTTCAAGTCCCTGATGTAAGCCTCAACATCGGCGTTGCCCCAAAATGACCGGCTTGTCTCATGCCTCAACCGGTGGCATTCGTGGCACAGTGGCACCGTACGACGGTCTGAGGTTTTCCCCCCCATCGTTCCCTTTGCTACCTCAGATTCATGGTGGGCGTGAACACCTTCGATGCTCCCGCAGGTAAAGCAAGGCATGGATCGGGCAAAGGCCAGTCTTGCAAGGTCACGCACCGGCACCTCCTTGAACTGTGCCACTAGTTCCGGCCGGTCATAGCAAAAATCCACGGCATCCAGTGTACCTGTTACCCTTTCCTTTTTAGGGGGGGCGAATGTGCGTTTGCATTTCGGCCGGCAGAAGGCCGAGGCCAGTCTCTTGGTGAACTGCGCCGGAGTCTCGATGCAGAACTGATCCTTGATTATCTCTCGACCGCAGGGGCAGATCATGGCTTGTCTTCCCAGAAACTAAATCCGTCAGGGTCTACGCCCAAGAAGTGGCAGTGATGGAAGCAAGAGGTAGACCCCCCATGGCTAGTATTCCCGAGAATGAAGTCTTGCACGATCTTCCAATTTGGGATTATCTTTCTTTTACTTGTCGGCATGTTCCGCTCGATGCTACGAAGAATCGTAAGTTGGAACTTTGACGACAGTGTTTCCTCTACGCTTAATGCGCTAACCCGTTCCATCCTCTCCCCTCCCTATGGGCTGATAGCCCTGTTAATATCCGAGCGATTCCATATAAGCTATCGCCTCTTGCGCTCCATTCGCCACTATTCCCAACCATCCCCGCCGCCTCATTTCCGCAAGGTAATCGATCTGTGCTGCGGTCGGATTGTTCTTGCCGAACTTCATTTCCACCAGAACGCCCTTGAACATGGGCGCGATAGGTGGAGAGTCATAAATGATGTGATCCGCCGCACCTGGGAGAAGACCCATTGACTTGAGCATGACCATTTCCTGGACTGAGCACTTGCGCTCGTTGGCTTGGTGTGCGGAGTAAATACCCTTTGCCACTAGCCATTGATGGAACTGGTACGACTCATACTGCTCCGGCTGGTAGGCTATTCCGTTCACTACCATGCAAGAGTTCTTCACCCTTGAACGGGCAAGGGTAGATTGCTTTAAGGCGTGAAATTCAGCCAAAGACATTGACAAGGTATCTACTCCCCTATTGCAGTTTATTGGCGGGCATCAAAAATCCTTCCCCACCATCAAACTTGATCAACGCGGGGCTCGTTTTGCCGGTCGGCCCGATCTGGACGTTCGGCAAATCCACAATGAGCATCAATGCGCGGTTGTTGAAAGTGGTGTTGCCGATGTCGGTCTGCTTGTCGGAGTCGTAACCTGTACCGGCGCAGTGGATGCACTCGTCAACGTCACCATTACCATCGCAGGTGTTGCAGTCCATGTTGTACTCGCTGTAATAGTTGGCAAGATTGACCACCCCGCGCCCGTTGCACTCTGGACAGGTGAAGTCCTTTATTTTGCCCTTGCAGAACTTGCACGGCTGAACATCGACCACAGGGATGTCATACCAGACTTCGGGAGGCGTTGTCGGATGGCATCTTGAAATGTCCGGCGCGTGATCATTGGCGGGAACATCGGCCCTTTCCGGAACTCCTATCGCCAGCCAGCCGTTAGTGGCCCACGTCTTGCCGTTTTGGGTAAACGGGTGGTTCATGCCGTGTCGTTCGGAGTCTTTAACGCAAAATTTTGATAGGTCTAAAATCGTATCCATGCTATTCCCTCCCCTCTATATGCTGTTAATTATACTACCCCTTTACGTGTGACAGAATAGACTGAGCTTGTGCCTAAATCAGCTCCCCAACGATTGCATCTAATAGCATTGATTCAGCCACCCGCCGCAACTCTTTAGCTTCTTTATCGGTTAGCACGTCGCTGATGTTGTTAAGATCCTGTTCCAGAGATGCCGCAAGGGCTTTTACTACCACCCTTGCGGCCTTGCAATCTCTCCGTGTCTGATAGAACAGTTCAGGCGGGATGTTCAGTTCTTTGCACTTCGCCGCTAACTTGTCCATCATATCTCCCTTGTTTACAGCCTGCCGGTGGGCGGGTAAAGTTCCTTGATTAAGGTGGGGTCGCCCTTGTAGGCAACGATGATCTTCTGCTCCCGCTTGGGAAACTTGCGGTAGTTAAGAGTTTTCTTTGCTTGGGCGAGTCGGGTGAACTCGCATTCCAGATAGATGATCTTGTTGTAGATGGAAAGCCCCTGCTCCTTGAAAAATATCTCTGTCTCGGATTCGTGGCAGTGGTATGAGCCGTTTTTGTCCCTGCTATCTCCGGTCATGACCACAAAAAAGCAGTTATCGTTCATCGCTTCGATTGCCTTCTTGTAACCGGCAAACAGGGTATCTCTGAACCCCTCGTAGGTGTCGATAGAGTTGATTTCCCCCACTGGCGATTTGCCGTCGTAGTCGATGTATTTCTCAACTCGGTAGTAGGGCGGGCAACTGAAAACAAGGTCGGGCCGGTTTTCGGGGGTGTAGGTGGAACTATCGCTTTTGATCCATTTCGCACTGTCCAAGTCCTGACAGATAGCGTTGTTGGTGTCGCACTGGTTCTGCCGTATCTCGCTCGAGACGTAGTTGTAGCCGTATGACCCCGCAACAAAACCCATCTGGACACCGCCGCCGAAAGGGTTGTAAACGTGTTTCCCGTTCTTCGGCATGAAGAACCGCAGGATAACCTCACATGCGACAGGATCAAGCACGGAAGCATTCCCGTTGAGTGACTTCTTGTTGTCAACCTCAATCACCTTGTCCTTAACCTTGCGGGTCGTTAGCACCACGTTGGAGAAACCGCTTTCGCCCTGCCAGCACCCTTCACGAGATGCAAACTTGGGATTAGGGACGCCGTGCTTTTCTCCTGCCGCCTCAATCTGCGCGTTCCACTCCTTTTTCAGTCGTAACCAGTCGCCCTTGATGGAACTCCACACGTTGCACATCGTGATGTGTGCCAAGAGTTTCAGCCTCACATCCTTTTCGTCACCGTAAACCATGTATTCGTAGCTGGACATGGTGAGATAGGTTTTAAAGCCAAGGCTTTTAAACCGCTTCGGCGTCTCAAACTTGCTCTTGGGGTCGGTGGTGATAATCATCGGGTAGCCGTTCACGTTCTGAGCGATGATAGCTTTCACCATGTTGTCGTAAATGTCGAAGTTGAAACGGTCGGGCCGGATCGTGGATTGCAAAAGGCAAAACTCTTTTACCTCTTCGTTGTTCTGGAAGGTGAAGAAGCCGCAAAACTCGCCGTCAATCTTGAGGATGATAGCAGAGTGGATCTGCATGTTCTTCCTGGCCGCACGGTAGGCTATACCGTCCTCAATAGCCAGCTTTGCCACATCATCCTCATAGCCGGAACCGATAACGCTTTTCACATAGAGGTATTCCACTGATTGATGCGGTGGTGCGATTACCTTGTTTGCCCTTGGAACGGCAACCTTGTGTTTCGGTGCGTGGTCAAATAATATCCCCTGTATCTCTTCCATTTTCTCCCCTTTTGTTTGCATGATGGTAGATTGATCTACCCCGCATTGGTCTGGACACTCGCCACAGGTGCCAAGGTACACATTAGGGCAATGCAGCGATACAAACTTGCCCCCTCCGATAGATTCATTTTTCCGCGTCAAAATGATGTTGCCATTTAAAACATGCTTGTTGCCTTTGGTAGCCCTTAACGGGTTGTCAATGATGTTGCCAAGAGACATGAGATAGTTTTGTTTGTCGGTGCAATCCTTGCCCCATTCAGTGGCCCCGTACTGGCAGGTAACGACACGGCAAACGCTCTTAACTCCTGATGCCTTCACCCGCTTCATTTGTGCCGCTCGGTGTCTTATTTCCGCTTCGGTATCCATGCCGCTTGTGGAAGTGTTAATAACCGCCGACAGTTTTTCGAGTCGGTAAAGATGGTCGTCCGTCATTTCCAGCCAGTGCTTTGTGATAATAACCGGGATCTTCCCGGTACCCCCCAAAGCCTCACAAACTGAAACGGTGTGCTCCCAGTCGTGGGAAGGATCGCCAGCCGTGCCAATCCGGTACCATGCGGCGGGATGGTTCTTGACCACCGCGAAACAATCCCCGAAACTTGAACGCCCCATTTTACGGGTGATACTGGTGGCAAAGTCTATGCCGTACTGATTGGCGGTCTTGCTGGCGTAGCATTCGCCGTAACAGCCACCGTCTGGATAAGCCTCCATGCCCAACGTACAGCCTTTAACCGTGTCACAGTCCAAAACCCCTTTGCCGTTTTCCGAGACAGTAAGAAGTGGTTTGTAGCGCCGAGGATGTAAACCGTCTACCTGTGTGCCGAACAAGAGGGGCTGTTTCATTGATATGCGTCCGTCATATCAGATCATCCCTCGATACTCCCAACCCTTTAGCAATGGCCGATGCCGTGCTGAATGATACAGGCTTTCCCCTCCTGGCGTAATTAGTCATTAACTCCATGTGTTCGTCCTCCTCCAATTGCCAGCACCGTGTCTGGCTGATTTATTTATTAGGTCACACCCTAAGAATCTAGCGTATGTGATCCAATTATCCTCTACCCCTGACCAAAAATCGTCAGTTTCCTCTAACACTTCCAAATAACACGGCTCCCCTGCTTCCTTGATGACTTTGTATTTGTGTTGTTTAAACCTTGCAACGGGGTCCCACGTAATACCGATATATACGAGCCTGTGTGTATTCTCGGTAAAAATGCCGTAAACATATAGCATTACGCCAGATCCTCCTTCTTACACTTCATGCTCTGCGCAATCAGAGCCGCCGTACCTGCCGACACATCATCCCCCTTCATCGCCTTGCGTATCGTGTTGAAGGATAGACCGGACTTGACCGCCAACTCTTCGGCCCTCATGTGGCCTTTCATCTTCTTTCCCAGCCTAGTAAGTATCATGTGTTCCTCCTTGGTAGCTAAAATCTAGGTGAACACTATCACCTTGTAAAAAGATTGTCAACAAAAACATATAGAAAATAAATTACATAAATGCTCACAAAAGAGTTGACTTGTATACTGGCATGATTTAAGGTTACGCATCACTTAACGGATCAACTCACAGCACAAAGGGGGAGAAGATGACAACAGCTAACGCAATAGACGATCTTTACAAGAGGGTTAGAGCAATGGTGCCGGAAGCAACAAGCGTATCGGTTAATGCATCCAGGCAAACCAGCGGAGACGGTGAGCGTGTTTTTTCCAGTTATACGATCATGTTGCATTGTGCAGGGGCAACCATGGCCCACGCTTCCAGCCTCCCCAACGAGGATAAGGCTATCACCGAAACCATGCGGCAGGTCGAGAGATACCGCAAAGCCAAGGCCGCACTTCCCGAAGTTTGCCCCACTTGTGGCACCGCAAAGCCCGTATCCTGCTGCACCATCCCCGCTGAACTGGCACCCACGGAGGAGCTTTAGCCATGGGACAGTGCATGTGTGGTGCTGACGATTGCCCCCGCTGTTACCCTGACCGCTTCAACTACTGCCCCATCCATGGCCGGTACAGCGAAGACCTTGAAGACTGCCCCGCATGTGAGCGGGAGATTGAAGACGACGAATTCAAAAACTGAAGTTCAACCATCCCAAGGAGGGGACACAATGAAAACGATCTATCTGGACATCGAAACAATCCCGACACAGAAGCCCGGTGCAATGGAAGCCATCAAGTCGAATCTCCAGCCGCCGGGGAACATTTCCAAATCCGAAACCATCGCCGCATGGTGGAAGGAAAAAGCACCGGCAGCGGTAGACGAACAGTACCGGAAGACCGCGTTGAACGGCACCGAGGGGGAGATAGTGTGCATCGGGTGGGCGCTTGACAACGGGGATACTTTCAGCGTGTCCAGGGGGCTTGACGGCTCCGAGGCTTCCATACTGGCAGAGTTTTTCGGCCACATGGACGCCGCCACGCAGTCTCAGCCGCTGTGGGTCGGTCACAACATCATCAGCTTTGACCTGCGCTACCTTTTCCAACGCGCCGTAATCACCGGCGTCAATCCCCTTCAGCCGCTTCCTCATGACACCCGTTACAACGGGGAGAAGGTCTATGACACCATGCTGGCGTGGGCCGGATGGGGCAACCGGATCAGCCTTGTCAACCTTTGCGCGGCACTGGCGATCCCGGTCAAGCAGGGTGATATTACCGGCGCGACCGTGTGGGACGCGATCCAAGCCGGGAGAATTGCCGATGTTGCCGATTACTGCCGCGAGGATGTAGCGGCAACGCGGGAAGCCTACCACCGTATGACTTTTGGGCAGAGACGCTAAAACTAGATCAACAAGGGGGGGAGTATGAACATTTACAAGAAACTGCAACTATGCCGCAAGGAACTCAAGTCCTTGCCGATACCGGAGAGCGGGAACAACAAGTTTGCCGGTTACACTTACATGGAGTTGGGCGACTTCTTGCCGCATATCGTGGACCTTTGCGAAGCCCACGGCCTTTGCACTCTCATTTCTTTCGGGGAGACAGCAACCTTAACCGTGGTCAACTCTGACAAGCCGGAAGAGCAGATCGTTTTCCATTCCCCCATGTCCACCGCCTCGCTGAAAGGGTGCCATGAGATTCAGAACCTGGGCGCGGTGGAAACTTACCTTCGTCGCTACCTGTACGTTTCCGCTTTCGACATTGTTGAGCATGACGCGCTTGACAGTACACAAGGGAAGGCAGAACCACAGCAGCAAGCGGCCAAATCTGCTCCACAGGGCGACAACGACCCCGCCTTAATATCCGAGGCTCAGCAGAAGATGATCTTCGCCAAGATGAAGTCTAAGAACCTCGCGCCGGAGCTGCTGAAAGAGGCGTTCAAGGTAGAGGGTAGCAAGTTTCTCAAAAAGTCTCAGATGAACGATATTCTCGCATGGATTGACGGCCAAGCGCAGGCATGAAGACCACCATCATTCTATCGTCAGAGGAGCTCCGCAACAGGGCCATAGCGGTCCTGTTGCACCTTCCCCTTGATCCTGTATGCGAAATCGTAATCAGGGAGCACAAGAAGGACCGCAGCGCCTCACAACATTCACTTTACTGGCTTTGGATGACAGTCATTGCCAACGAACTTGGGGAGACAAAGGACGATATTCATCTCCGCTCAAAAAAGATGTTTCTCGTCCCGATCTTTGAAAGAGATGATCCAGAAGGTTATGGCAAAATGATTGCAGCGGTGAGGTTGATCCACAAGCTGGACTTGAAAACTTCCGCTAAAACTTTGGCCTCGCAGATCGTCAAACTCACTTCAACAACCGATTGCACCGTCGCACAGTTCACCGAAATGCTCAACGACATAGAGAAATATTATATCACACTCGGAATAACATTGCCGCATCCAGAGGACAGGTACATCGACGCAATGCAACGTTAGGTCATTCAATGAATAAGGGGGGAGTATGGCATCAGATCAAGTAATCAGCGCAAGGGTGCCGCAGGAAATCTTTGACCGATTCGGCGCCTTTGTGACGGCAGAATACGGCACGGAGCGCGGAGCCAGGACAGCGGCAGTAATTGAGGCGTTGACGGCTCAAATGGCGGGTAGGGTTGTCAAGCCTTCTATCAAGCCGACCAAGATCAACATACTTGCGGCAATGGAGGAGCTGGGGCCGTCCACCTGTCCCGAGATAGCCGGGCATCTCCGGTGCAGCGCGAATCAGGTAAGCAAGCGCATGGGAGAAATGCGGGACCAGAACAGGGTGGTTTCCGTGACCGCCCGTTTCAGCAAGGAAAGCAGCCGTAGGCTGGATGTCTGGACTATCTCCCAGGAGGGAAAATGAGCGAAGGGACTAAGCACGATCAGCAGAAAATGGACTGGTCATTATTGCCTCTTGAATTTGTGGAGGATCTTGTCCCGGTATTCACGCTGGGAGAGCAGAGATACACCTACGAGAACTGGCGCAAGGACTTCGGGCCGGACTATCAGCGCCGGTTCATCGCCGCCTTGAAGCGTCACCTTGACGAAGTAGAGCGGCACGGCTCCCTCGCAATAAACGAGAAGGACGGAGACGTTTACCACCTCGCCCAGGTAGCATGGAACGCGCTCACCCTGCTCTACCATGCCAAGGCAAAGGAGACACCGAATGAAGGGCATCCTTCTCTGTAAAAAGTGCATGGGAACCGGCAAGGACCGGACCAAGCTGCCGATCCGCGCCAAGGTGCCGGGAACCTCGCCGGGACTGGACAGGTATAAACTCGTGCAGCCTCTATGCAGTAGTTGCGGGGGAACGGGGGAAAGCACAACAATTCCCTTGCCCTCTGCCCCTCATTAGTGGTAAAGTGGGGGTACAACTGAATAGAACCTCACCGGGCAGGATGAGGATCACCATACGACTTTGGCCCCAACTGGGGGCCAGTCTGCAAGGCCCCTTAGAGACTGCCCTCTCTTTGGGGCCTTGCCTTTTTTAAGGAGGAAATTATGAACTACGCGCAGCAGATCAAGCACCCATTATGGCAAAAGAAGAGGCTGGAAGTGTTAGAGGCAAGTGGTTTTGAATGTGAAAACTGTGGAGACAAGGAAGAGACACTGCATGTGCATCATCCGTTTTACCGCAGGGGAGCAATGATATGGGAATACGAAAAAAGTGAACTTGAGTGTCTGTGCAACAAGTGCCATAAAAGTGCTCACGCCTTAGATGAAAAGATAAGGTTGTCGCTGAGCAAATGTTCGATTACAGACAAGGAAAAGGTTATGGGCTACATTTCGGCGCTCAATGCCGACTTCTACAAGGATGATGCCCCTAATATAGACCTTGCCTCGTATGAATCAATCGAAGGTGCTTTTGACGCCTATGCAGCCGACTTAGTATTGGATAGCAAGAGCAGGTTTGTTGATTTACTGGTGTCAAACATTAATGGGGTGACTGACTTCCGTAGTTTCAAGAACGCGGTCATTTTAAGCAAGTGGAAACTCTAAAAAGGAGCTTGCAAAATGGCCCGACCAAAGAAAGCCACCGTTGATTATTTCCCTCACATGACTGAACACGGATCAACTCTTTTCATCCTTCAAAACCGTTGGGGTAATGATGGATACGCGGCATGGTTCAAAATCCTTGAGCGTGTAGGCTCGACCGATGGTCTGTACATTGACTGTCGAAAGGCGGGCGCATGGCATTTCCTCATAGCCTACACCAATGTGACTGAACAGGTGCTCACGGACATATTAGACACCCTGGCCGAGCTTGGCAAGATCGACAAGTCGCTATGGAGCAGCAAGGTTATTTACTGCCAGAAATTAGTTGATGGTGTGGTGGATGCTTTCCGCCGCCGTCTCAATGTGCTACCAACCCGTGCAGCAGTTTTCATTGCATGTGACCTTGCACCAAAAGAGTTTCTGACGGAAGATTGCTCGTTAAATGAGGCCGCAGTACCAGTTATAGACGTTGATGCTGTCAGAAGTACAGAAAGGGAAAGGGAAAGGGAAAGGGAAAGGGAAAGAACTACTACAACCCTTTCTGCATCTCTCGATGCAGAGCAACCCCCCTCTGTTGAGTTTTACCTCACAGCCAAGAAAAGGAAATTGTCCGGTGAGAGGTTGAAAACCTTTGACGAGTTTATGGACATCTTCAAAGACAAGCGGGGGAGAGCGCAAGCGGCTGATTCATGGATAGACATTAAACCCCTCACCCGCGCAGTTTTCGACCAGATAATAAAAGCCGCCAAGCTCTACGCAGAACAGAGGCCACAAATGATAGCCGACAAAAGAACCCCTAAAATGGCGCAGGGTTGGCTCACTGCGCGGAGGTGGGAAGATGAGGGGATGCCCAACACAGCATTGCCGCTGACCCAGCAGGAAGAATCAGACAAGCAGTTAGCCTATTACCGATCATTGGGGTACGACATACCATGAACTTTTGCGATGAGATAGCCGAGAGGGAACTGATAGGGAACTTGCTGAACGACGCCGATTGCGCCGTTGAGGTGATGGGACTCCTTTCAGCCGAAGATTTTTCGGATGCGAGACTTGCAACGGCCTACAATGCCTTTTGTGAGGCCTACGCCAGCGACGAGCGTACCGACTTGAGGATGATAGCGGAAAAGGCCAGTATAGCCCCCTCCTTCCTCGCTGAGTGCATGGAGCTAGGTTTCATGTCTGCCAACATCAAATGGCGGGCGGGTAAAATCGTTGACCATGCGCACCGTCGCCGGACTTTGTTGGAGTGCCGCCAGCTAGCCGCCGAACTCACCGATATGACCGGGGCGCAGATCAGCGGGAGACTTTCCGAGATAGCGGCGGGGATCACCATCAAGTCGGCCGACAAGAAAATCTATGGCGGAAACGATCTGATTAAAAGGGTGATGGCCTCACAGGAACAGCGCAGGAAGGGCAAAGGCGCGATAGACGGCATACTGACAGGCTACTATTACCTTGACCAGCAGATAAGGGGCATGAAGCCTAAACGGGTGACTGTCATTGCAGCCGGTACAGGATTCGGCAAGACCAGTCTGGCACTCAACCTTTTCAACAACGCAGTTAAAGCGAAAGTGCCAAGCCTCTACATCTCCAACGAGAACGACGTGGACGATAACCTAGACCGGCTTTGCGGCATGACTGCCAAGGTTGACATGAAAGAGGTAGAAAGTGGATCCGCTTACGATACGGTTTGCTTTTCCTTCGCCAAACTCTACAAGGATAAACCAGTTTACATTTCCGACAACTCCCCCAGGAACATAGACGAGGTGTGCGCCACTATCAGCAAGTATGCTATCCAGCACAACGTCAAGCTGGCAGTGGTTGACTACATCGGGGAAATCAGCGGGGAAGGCAGGCAAAAGGAAAGTGAAGAGGCGATGTTTGCCCGCTACAGCCAGCGATTAGTTGACTGCGCCAAAACTCACGGAGTCCACATCATCGTACTGGCGCAGCTCAACAGGGAAGGCAACAAGAAGGGGAAGCCGGGCAAGGCTGAACTCGCCCTCTGTTTCCGTCTGGCTCAGAAGGCCCACACCATGCTTTTGTTCTGGCAGGACGAAGATCAAGACGTTATCACCATCGAGAAGAACCGGCAGGGACCGGCCAAGATTGATATGGCAATGACCTTTGACCGACCTACCCAAAGGATAACCGAAGAAGGCTTTTGGGGGAGTGCTAAAAAAGAGATATTTCGGCCACGCAAGAACGACGCAGACGCGCCATGCGCTTTTTAGGGGGATTCAATGATTATCAGAGACTTGGTTGGTTATGAGGTGTGGGAATGTGACAAGGAAGAGGCAAGGACGCTTTGGGTGTCTAACCCCGATGACCGATGGAGGATCTGGACCCATGAGGAGGTAGACGCGCACATGCTCAGCGATCCCGACACCATACTGGACATGATCCAGAAGAAAGAGAACCAGCCGGGGGAATACCTATGAAAGCAAAAATGATTAAATCTCATTGGCCCTCAGACATTCCCAACGGAACTATCGGCGAGGTCAAAGGACAGTCAAAAGAATGGACAACGGTTGAATGGTCTACCGGCCACGTTCTGAGGATGCACGATTATGAGATTGAGGTAAGAACTAACGGATAGTATGGCAGTACACAACATTTAGAGCGGGTGTTAAGCCTGCGAGGGAGGGATGCATGAAAGCGAAGCCGCTCGATGATCTGGAACTGTTTGAGCTACTTAGGGCAGCATATCCTGAGAAGTTCAAAGACGATGACGACGAAACATGGAACGCGGCTCAGAGTTTTGCCGATGATATCGCGGGGTGGCAAGATGTGGCCGATTTGCTAGGTCGCGTGGGTGATGCTGACCATGCCGATGGAGAGCGGGCTTACCAAGCGCCTGTCGCACTGCCTTGGGGCTGTGACGTTTAGTGAAGGTTCGGCGCTAATGACGGCAGCGGTACTTCGGGATGTTGTGACTGGTGCGGCGGCAGGGGCGGTGCGGCCATCTGATGGCGAATGTGTCCATGTTAACGCCTCTGGTTGGTGTAACAATTCTGAGAGCGCGGAGACGGCATTTTGTAAGGATGCCTTGCGTCAACAGGATGGCACCGCTGATTGTGGTCGGGCGGTTTAACTCCTGATTAAACCCTATGAAACAAGAAAGGCCACTACAGTGATGCAGTGGCCTTATGCTTCGTCTATGTTGGGGGGTTACTCTACTGGTCCATCTTCCGGCTCAATCGGCACAGGATGCAGTATCGCCCCAAGCTGTGTAAATGCCGAGTGGAATGTGTCACCGGCCACGCATAGACCGTTGTGGTGGAGATACACGTGCTTGAACGGGGTGGACTTGCCGCCAAAGTGTTCCTCGTAGGTAATGGCGCACTCTTCGCCGTTAACCAGAGTTGCCATGTGATGTTTCATCTCTTCGAATGTCATAGTTTATCTCCCTGTTCCTGCCAAGTGAAGGTGCCGGTCTTGCCAAGAAGTTCACATAGGTCTGTGCTATTTAGCCGCTGGACTCGCGCTGTTCCTGCCACCTCATTGATGCGGATTCTTGTGCTCTTTTCCACAGGCTGAGCCTTTGGGCGGGTGTAGGCGCCGGTGAGTTTGATTGGCGGGGATTTGCAGCATGACACCATCACCGTTTCGCCGGGCCAAACTCTGTCGCACAAGGGGCATAACCATTTGACCACTGTCACCTCTTCCATCTCAGGTGGGGGGTGAACTATTGACCGTACCTTTTCAATGCACTCTCTAGCCATTGTGTTGCCGGTGCTGTTACCGTAGCAGTCACCGTTGCCGAGACACGCGAGGTCGTGCAACGCGCTCATTGCCAAGTCTAACCCCTCTTGATACCGCCCTAACTCCGTTTTCATAACTCCCTTAAGTTCTGCCACATCTTTAGTGTATACCCTACTCATAACTCCTCCTCCCTCTGGAATAACTCCTTGATGTTGTACCATATCTCCATCGCCTCAACTTCTACATCCTCGCAGAACTCTCGGAAGCCGCGCTTCAGGTGGAAAATGAAACCGTCTATCATCGCGCATCCCCCTGGTAGAACTGCATCCTGTTGGGGAGGTTCAACTCTGCCGCCATGCGATCGACTTCGGCGACGGTGCGAGAGTGGGCGTGGTCCTGCTTTGCGATGATGCATGCATAGACCACTTCATAATCCGTCTCGGCATTGCGGCGCAACTCCTCCTGAGACAGCATCGACTGGATTTCCTCGGTGAACGGGCGCGGGCAGTGGGCCAGCTCCATGTAGATGTCAACGTAGCGACTCGGCGTCTTCCAGTCCCGGCCGATGCCGGTCATGATGCCGTGTACCCACTTGGCGGCCCGCTCAAAGCTCAGCGGCTGCGCGTTGCACACTTCGCTGTGGCGGGCGAATCCGCCAATGTAGGGGTACTCCGAGACGATCACCACGTTGAAAAGCTTGCTTTCGACGTTCTCGTAGGTCTGCATATTCCCTCCTTGGTTGGTTGGCTGCATTGAAAAAGGTTATTCACCCTTCCCGTAATCCGGATTCTTCCGGTTGCCAAAGTTGCGCTTCTGGAAATCGTAGTCTTTCAGCTCCACCATGCGCTGCGGGGGAGGTAATCGGGATATCCGCTTGGTGAGGCGGTCTTTGAGTTTGTCACTTGCCATCAGCCGCAGCCTCCCGTGCTTTCTTCTCTGCCAGTTTTCTTATCAACAGGTTGTGCAGCTTTTCGCCAAAGGCAAACTCCCGCGATGTTTCTTCTATCTGTACGGTGTCTTTGCTCATCTCACTACCTCCGGATGCGTAGCCTGATAAAGTGCCGCCCCGCGAATGTCGCGCTCAGTTTGCTTGCTGAGTTCAGGAACCATCGAAGGAGCGCCAAGGGATAGGCTGTGGAGGCCCATAACAGCAGCGATGAGGGTAATGGCTACCACGAAGCAAGCTATGGCGCGGGTGCGGGCGTTTCGCTCTTGTTCAAGTATCCATGGTGATTTGTTCATCTTGCCCTCCTAGGCAGTTCCATTTAAGAAGCCGATACTTCCCGTCTGATAAAGTCCATCCCCTTCTGAAACACCACAGTTTTGAAGCTCACGCAAGCGGATCCGTCCGGCTTGCTGTACTGCGACTCAACAACGCGGAAGTACCCCCTGTCGCAATATTTCTGATAGGGGATGTTGCGCCGGTCCAGAATACCCTTTTCCCGCAGAATCTCAAAGAGCCGGTTACGTCCCATGCCCATGTTGAGGGTCTTGGCCACGATGGACATATCAACCGCCGTCTTTGAGTCTGTGACGGCATCGAAGAAATCAGCCTTGGGAGCCATTATAGCTATCATGGCGTCTTTCTGTTCGATCATCTTGGTAGCCAAGACCAGGGCGTGAGCTATTTGCAGTTCGGGTGTTTGCACGGCGTAACTGCCGTTCTTTCTGATAGCGGGCAAAACCTCAGACGTTACCCACTTCTTGAACCTCTTGGCTTCCGGCTTGCGACTGGTCATGATAAGGGAATAAAGACCCGACTCGTTGACAGCCACCATTTCCTGTTTACCGCCTAGGGTGTCCACTACTACCGGCCCCCTTTCGTCATCGTCCAGGCGGGAAGCAGCGTCCCGATGCTTGTTGATATCCAGCACGGCGCAGACGTCGGCGGCGACAAACCACGGCTCACCGTCTTTCACAATGGTGCGAATCTCGGTACTGTCGAATTGGAAAACTTGAGGTGAGTTCATGTTATCTCCCGTAGTTGATCTGCATGAGTACCTTGACGCCAGTGGGGGTAACGATGCGGGACAAGTCAACCCACGCCTCACCCTCCCCTTCTACGGGGGAGACAAGGAGCCGGGGCATACCGTAGGCAACCTTGGCATCCTTTACCACCATGGGAATGTTCCATTTTTCGACCTTCACCGTTACCGTTTGCCCTACTGCTACAATGAGTTCCTTCGCCGTGTGAGCCATGTTGTCCCCCTTAGTTGCTATTGATAGTTATCCTTATAGCTGATAGGGCTAGCCGCGTCAAGACAAAAAGATTGCATGTGATAAAATAATAGTGCATTATCTCGTCAGATTCTGCTACACGGAGTAAACATTGCCAGGGAAACGGGGGCCGACAAAGGAAGTCATAATAGTGCGGCATGTTGCGGAAGCCTTCGGAGTGAACCGGAACACCGTAGCCCGGTGGCTCACGGAAGGTAAACTGAAGGGCCTCACCTTGGCTGACATTCTGGAGTTTGACAGATGCAAGCGATAACAGCGGCAGTAACCTACATAGCCGACCAGATACCGCAGTCAGGGTCCGAACTGAGAAGCGAAGTTGACAGCAGGGTAGCCGAAATAATAGCGGAGAAGGTCAAGGCGCTGGTCCAGGTGAACCACGAACTGAGTCCAGCGCTTCCGCGTGAACCGTGTCACTTCAAGCCGTATCGAGAATATCTCGCAAGTGCTGAATTAATAATACTTTCTAGGGCAGAATACGAGCAGATCAAAAAGGGGGGGGAGTGAATGACAAAGGAAACGCTGGTGGAAATTAAGAGGGCAATGAACTATCACGATGGGGATGAGTGCTGCGGGAATTGCCAACATTATGAGAACGAGGGGCAATGTGGCATACAGACATTTCTGATCCCGGTTAATAGCCGTGGCTGGTGTAAGCACGGGACACATGTACCGCTCAACGTAGCTTGTCAAGATAAATCTTGCTAACACATTAAAACGATAGTATCTTGCAAGCCGTGGCGAGGTCAAGCGCTAGGCCGACACCCTCCAATGGGCCGCATCTCTGTCTGGCCAGGGTCGAGTCCCACTACTCCCCGCAGATTCAAGAGAGCCTACGCAGTAGGAGGCTGAATCGACGCTGGCTAGTTGCTATCCGGTGAATCGTGAAGGTCTCCATGGGAAACGAGGGTAGGAATACCCCACGAACCTGACAGCCGGAAAGACGGCACCTTTCAGTATCAAGGCTTCGGCCATCAAATATCAGGGGGGATTATGCACAAGGAAAAAACAGGGTATACCGGGCAAGGCCCTATGCCGCCAGCTGGATGCTGTGAAGAACGTGACAAGCCGGAGATTCACAGGGTAGTTGATGACATCCGCAATGTGATTGAAAGATACGAGTGTCTTGTTGGGCGCATGGCCGATAAGCTGAGTTGTGTGACCGTATCAGCACCACCTCAATGCAGCGCCAAAGAGGAAGTTGGCTACCAGACCGGTCTTGCCAACGCGCTCAACGAGATCCGCTGCAAGATGCGCAACATCACGGACGGGCTGGAATCCATCTACGAGCGCATCGAACTGTAACGCAGCACGGCTAGGGGCGGGGCAACTCGCCCAGAGCTTTAAATTCAGGAGGGGACAGAGTGAAGATGAAGCTATCAGACATAGGGGCCAGCAATAAGGCAGTGCTGAGAGTTCTTCACCCTCGCAAGATAGACGATCACATGGCCGATGTTTACGGCAAGGTGAGAGATGCCACAGTCTGTAACGGCAACCTTTCAAACGCTGGGTGCATAGCCGTGTTGGAACTGGTTAAAGCCGAACTGATAAGGGATGTACAAGCACAGATTGACGAGGGGTAAAAGGATGGCAAAGGTCAAAGAAGGGGGGAAGACTGAGGAAGTAAGAAAGCCGCTCACTTTGCAGGAGGAGCGGTTTTGTCGTGAGATGCTGAGGGACGGGGTAAAGGTTCGATCGTATCTCAGAGCTTTCAAGGAGAAGGATGTCACCTACGGGTCGGCGTCCGTGATGGCTGCGCGTTTGTTAGAAAATGTTGCAATACAAGACAGAATCAAAGAGCTTGAAAAGGAGCGCAACAAGCGGCTTGAACTCAGCACCGATAAAGTGCTGCGCCGTATAGAGAACCGCGCTAGTTTCAACCCTCAAGACTGCGTAGACGCAGAAGGCAACTACCTCCCTCTTCATCAGCTTGACCCCGACGTTGCCGCATGTATCCAATCACTTGAAGTGGAAATCATCGCCGACAAGGAAGGGGGGCAACTCGGGTTTGTCCGCAAGTATAAGTTCCATGACTCCCACAAATCTGATGAACTCATAGGGCGCAATCTCAAACTCTGGAAGGACGTAGGCAGCAAGGATAACCCCTTAGTCGGGGAGATAACCAAGATTGAGCGCACAGTGATAAGGCCCGCTGAGTGACCGTCCTTCGCATCGACACCGCTGAAGTGTTCCTTCCACTTCTGGCCCCTGCCAGGTATAAGGGTGCTCACGGGGGGCGCGGTTCGGGAAAGTCCCATTTCTTTGCGGACAAACTGATAGAAGACTGCATGGCTGAGCCGGGGGAGAGCGGCGAGGGTATGCGGTCCGTCTGCATCCGTGAGGTTCAAAAGGATTTGGCACAGTCTTCCAAGCTCCTGATAGAAAGCAAGTTGAAGGCTTTTCGGTTAGGCGAGGCAGACGGCTTTAAGGTCTACCGTGACGTAATTAAGACGCCCCATGACGGATTGATGATCTTCAAGGGGATGAACGACTACACCGCCGACTCCATCAAGTCGCTGGAAGGCTTCAAAAGGGCATGGTGGGAGGAAGCGCAGTCGGCAACCGCACGGTCACTCCAACTGTTGCGCCCGACGCTCCGCGCCGATGGTTCGGAACTGTGGTTCTCCTGGAACCCGCGAAGAAGGATAGACCCTGTTGATATGATGCTGCGCGGCAAGGATCTTCCTACCGGCGCGGCAGTTGTCAAAGCGAACTGGCGGGACAACCCATGGCGGACCAAGGAGCTGGATCAGGAACGACTGGACTGTATGAGGCTGGACCCTGACGGCTATCCCCATATATGGGAAGGCGACTATGTGACCGTGATCGACGGCGCTTACTACGCCAAAGACATCAACACGGCAAGGCTTGAGGGAAGAATCTGCAGAGTTGCCGCAGATCCCTTGATGACTATTAGGATAATCTGTGATATTGGTGGCACCGGGGCAAGGGCCGATGCCTTTACCATGTGGGCGGTTCAGTTCATCGGCCCGGAAGTCCGGATCCTCGACTACTATGAGGCGATAGGCCAACCATTCGCCACACATCTGGAATGGCTGACGGAGCGCAAGTACACCACGGGTAAGGCTAAGATCTACCTTCCTCACGACGGTGACACTCAGGACAAGGTTTTTGACGTGTCCTATGCCAAGGCGTTCCGCGCAGCGGGGTACGAAGTCAAGGTAATCCCGAACCAGGGCAAGGGCGCTGCCAAGATGCGGATTGAAGCGGCAAGGCGTCTGTTCCCTTCCATGTGGTTCAACGAGGCGACAACGGACGGGGGGCTTGCGGCGCTCGGATGGTATCATGAGAAAAAGGACGAGGCCCGCAACATAGGTTTAGGGCCGGACCACGACTGGTCAAGCCATGGCGCTGACAGTTTCGGTCTTATGGCTATAGTATACGAGCAGCAGAAGGGCAAGAAAGCAGTCAACACTAACTACAGTGTGCCGTCATCATGGCAGGGGATGTGAACAAATAAGGGGATACCGCAATGCCAAGAAAAGCGAAGTACACCGAAGATCGTGTGGGCGAGATGATGGCAGAAGGGCTTATCGAATTCGCAAAGTATATGAAACTGGAATTTGCGAAGGACAGATTTTGCAGCACAACCGATATGGAGCCTGAAAGGATCGTTGCGATTTATCTGGACAGGAAACTAAACAAAGGCAATACAAGTTGGTAGTTTGGATCATCAACCCTTTACCGCCGAACAGCGGTCAGGAGACAACATGAGTGAAGAAAAGAAGCCCCCCATAATGGACATGGGATTGGCTCGGAAACGGTATGCCAAGACCATCGAGGTCCAGAGCACGCCCCGCGAAGATGCCAACATAGACCTTCGCATGATCGTAGGGGGCAAAGAGAACCATTGGGAACCCGCAGCCCTTGCCGCTCGAAACGGCAGGCCCACCCTCTGCATAAACAAGCTCCCCAAGTTCCTCCGCTCAGTCACCGGAGACCAGCGCAAGAGCCGACCAAGCGTCAAAGTCAGACCGGTGGACTCCAAAGCGGACCCGCAGATAGCCAGCATCCTTGAGGGGCATATCCGCAATATCGAGTACACCTCCAACGCCTCATACTCCTACGATTCGGCTTTCAAGCACGCCACATCCTGCGGCTTTCCTGGCTACTGGCGTCTGCTCACCGATTACGCCGATGATGACGTGTTCGAGCAGGACATCAAGATAGCGCCGGTCAGAAACCACTTCAGCGTCTACATGGACCATTCATGCGTTCCATACCAGGGGCTTGAGAAATACTGCTTCGTCGTGGAAACCATGCCGATGGAGGAGTTCAAGCACACCTACCCCAAGGCAGACGCCTTGCAGTTCACGGACGGCGCCACAGGCGATGAGATGTCGCAGTGGTTCGACGATGACGGCATAAGGGTTGCCGAGTATTTCTACAAGGTGGCCGCGACCAAGACCATCATGCAACTGGCAACCGGCGAAGTGGTCGAACTCACCGCCAAGCTGAAGCCCTTTCTCTCCCCCGACCGGAAGCAACTGATCTCCCCGCAGGGCGAACCGATGGATATCGTAAGGGAGCGCACCGTCGAGAGCCACAAGATCATGTGGGCCAAGATCTGCGGACTTGACGAGCCGCTGGAAGGGCCGCAGGAGTGGGCGGGTAAATACATCCCGGTCATCCCGGTCATGCCCGAAGAGTTCATCATTGACGGCAAGCCGGTATGGAAGGGGATGGTGAGGGACGCAAGAGACCCGACCATGCTTTACAACTACGTAGCTTCGGCCAACATCGAGGCAGTGGCACTCTCCCCCAAATCCCCGCTGATGATCGGCAAGAGCCAGATACAGGGGAACGAGGCGCAATGGAACAACGCGCACACAACTCCCTATCCATATCTGGTATACAACGACGAGGAAGGCAACACCAGCATCCCCCAAAGAACGGCACCGGTGCAGCAGCAGCCGGGACTCCTCGCCACCATGCAGCAGGCCAACATGGACTTTGAGGACACCATCGGCATATTCCGCGCCGGACTGGGAGCGCCGAGCAACGAGAAAAGCGGCATTGCTATTCAGGAGCGCAAAGAGTCGAGCGACGTCGGCACCTACGAGTACCACGACAACCTGTCACGGGCTGTCCAGTGGTCCTATCGGGTTCTGATCGACCTGATCCCCCGCATCTACGACACCGAACGCGGTCTACGCCTCATGAACCCCGACGATACCGAGAGCCACACCGAGATAAACAAGGAGATCGTCGGACCCAACGGGGAGAAAATCATCATCAACGACATCACCCAGGGGAAATACGATGTAGTCGCCACGCTCGGACCCGCCTACGCTACACAGCGGCAGGAAGGTCAGCAGGTACTCTCCGACATCCTTACGGCCATCGCCCCGGTAGCGCCTCAAACCGTGCCGGTGATCCTCCCCAGGCTGTTCAAGCTGATGGACTTCCCCGAGGCACAGGAGATCACCAAGGAGCTTCGCGCCGTATTCGGGCAGGGCGAGGACGGCAAGCCGCAGGAGAAGGGGCCGGACCCCATGCAGGAGATGCAGCAGCAGATGGCCAAGGTGATGATGCAGCTCGAAGTGAGGGAGAAAGAGGCAGCAATCGCCAAGATTGAGACGGCATCTATGCTGGACCTCGCCAAAGCGGAAGCGGCAGAGATAGGACAGGACTTGGCGGAATACAAGATGATCGTAGAGGACTTCATGCGGATGAACCAGCCGCAACAGCCGATAGAACAACCACAGCAGCAGGCGGCACAGCCGCAGGGAGGTCTTGAATGAATCTGACAAAGGATCTGAACGGGAACATCATGCAGCTGTTGCAGCCTGCCGCGACACATCAGACAGTCTCCATATCCGGTGTATCCGCACAGTCGGCGGTGCTGGCCGGTACGACCCGATTCGTCGAGCTGTACAGCGATACCACCTGTTTTGTTGCGGTCGGGGCAGACCCTACGGCGGTCGTCACCAATATTCCCGTATACGCAGGCATCCCGCGCACGCTGCAAGTAACGGGCGGGACCAAGATAGCGGCGATCACGGCGGGCGGGACCGACACGCTGAGAATCGTGGAGATGGTCTAGATGTTGGGCTTCGGCGGAGGGTTTTTAGGGAAGCCGCAGTGGGCGTTGCCACCAATCACAGACCTCTTCAACGGGTTCAATACTGACGGCACCTATACGGGTTCGGCACAGACTTTGGCTGATTATCTTGGAGTCAATCAGACCTCTCCCGCCAACGTGCTGCCGGTGCAGGGGGGGCGGCTATCGTATGATCTCTTAGAAGGCGCAACGCTTGGGCCTGAACTACTGACAACGGCACAACAGAACATGGATAGTGGTTGGGTGGTCTCGGGCGAATCTACTGTATCTGGTGGTGTAGGCCATGTATTAAGTACCGATGGCACAGGCTCCGGTTTGTTTGTTTATAACAAGCAAGTGGCAGGCAAAAAGTACCAGTACGCATATGCAGTTATAGGCGCACCAAGTGGCGGATTCCGGATTAACAGCATTGACGCCCCCCGGCGTGTTGGTTCCAATACTTTCCAGATTACAGCTGCGGATACGGCTATAAGCTTCGGGAGGTACGGTATCAGCGATGTACAAATTGATTCCGTATCCGTCCGTGAAGTTGTGCCGATATGGGTTTCTGATAGAAACAGCGTCAACGCATCGGCATGGGGCGACAGCATGACGGCGGCACCATCGTTTACATCAACATTGTTTTCCCACTTTCGAGGCGTCAGCGTCTACAACGGAGGGGTGAGCGGGGAAACCTCAACCCAAATCAAAGATAGGATGGTGGCGGCATCAGGCAAATTTGCAGATGTGGTTACGATATGGGCGGGGAGGAATAACCGTACAGACCCGACCACCATTAAAGCTGACATAGCCGCCATGGTGGGGGTGTTGTCTACAGCTAAATTTGTGGTGATTTCGGTGCTAAACGGGGATAACGCCGTAGAGTACAGCGGACAGGCACAACATATTCTTATAACCCAACTTAACTCTGACCTCGCCGCGACATACCCTGACAATTACATAGATCTCAGAAGTTATCTGGTAACTCAATATAATCCGTCAAATCCTCAAGACGTGACAGATTTTGAAAGAGATATTGTCCCGTCTTCCCTCAGATACGACGATCAGCATCTAAACGTCACAGGAAACCACCTCGCAGCGGGATACATAGCTGAATGGATCAGCGTGAAAGGGTGGCTGGGCGAAACTTCTCACATCCAATCATCTCAAGTTACCCGCACTTGCAAAGGTGGCAGGCTCAAATACGCCGCCGCCTACCTCGGCTACAAGAGCAACACCGCTGCGGCGACCAACTACACCCGTCCAACGGCGAACGTGCTCCGCTCCAATAATTTCGGACTGTGGGGCCGCTGTGTCCCTTCTGCGACGGGGCAGGCAACCGTTGATCTCTGGTCGGCCCGATCTGATGCCAGTAACCTCCTCGAAGTCTACATGAACGCTACGCAGGTGCGATTTTACAAGGTCGTAGCCGGAGCGTTTGCCGGACCGGTCGCCACGTACACCCATACCACGGGGGTTGCGTTCGAGTTCCAATCCTACCAGTCAATCTCCGGCATGGGGATCAGGGTGAAGGAAGACGGCGGCGAGTGGTCGGCATGGGCGGAAACGACTGATGCAACGAGTATTCTGGATGCCGTGATACCGGCTAATTACCAGATAGGGGCCATGAACGACGCGAACCATTTCGACGGCAACATCCCATTTATCGCAATCGTCAAGCATGGCGACCCGAAAAGAGAGTTAGAGAGGTTGGGGCTGATGTATCCATGAACCATTTTTCTTTACAATCTTCATGAAAGAGAGTAATAAAGCGACTCAGTGAGTAACACACAAAAAACGTTCACCGGCACCGTACAGCCGGGGCAAATCCGCCCAAGGGGTGACAGCATGAGCGCAGAAAATCGTGAAGAATTCGAGCAAGTAGTAGAACCGGCAGCGGCGGAACCCGCTGAGCCAGCCGTAGAAGCGGAACCGGCACCCGCAGACATACCGGCAGAACCCGAAGAACCCGCCGAAGACCCCGTAAAGAAGGAAAAGGGGATCCAGAAGCGCATCAACGAGCTTACCAGGGAGAAGCACGAAGCCCGCGCAGAGGCCGAGTATTACCGCAAACTGGCAGAGCAAGCGCAACCCTCGCAGCCGCAGGATGACTTCATCCCTCCCGGCTTCCCCGCTGAACCCGTTCTGGATCAGTTTGAGGATTACGACCAGTACAACCGTGCCTTGGTACGGTGGGAGGCCAACAGGATCCTCGCCGAGCGCGACCACAAGGCCGAACAAGGCAAGGCACAAGCGGCGAAACAGACCGTCATGCAGGCTCATGCGGCCCGCGTCGAAGCCGTGCAGGAGAAGTACACCGACTTTGACGAGGCGATAGCGTCCGCGCCGGACATCAGCTTTAACGATGGCACCTTTTCGGCCATCGTCGAGAGCGACCAGAGCGCCGACATTGTTTACCACCTGGCGAAGAACCCCGCAGAGGCGTACCGGTTGCACGGTCTCTCTCCTGTGCAGCAGATCAAGGAAATCGCCCGGCTGGAAGACAAGTTCAGCGCGGCCCCCGAAAAGCCGGTGAAGCGGGTAAGCCAAGCGCCTACCCCGATCAACGCGCTGAACGGCACCAGCGAGGCGGCGGCAAGTTCCAAAGAACCCGACGCGGCTCTCAACCCTGCGGCTTGGTCTGCATGGGAAGCGGCAAGAGTTAAGAAACTCGGCAGAAGATACTAAACAGGCGCTACGGCGCATAACCCTTTGCGGGAGAACACCCGCCAGGAGAAACTAAATGAAACATTTACTCGCTTGCCTCATGGCATTCATTGGCGGCATGTTGAACTTCAAAGCCGTCTTCCGCGCCCCGATCAACGCCATGATGGGCACCAATACCATCCTCACCACCGATAAAATTTTGCTCAAGGCTCTCGACGTCCTCCACGCCAAGCTGAACTTCATCGGCTCCATCAACCGCAACTACGATAGCCAGTTCGCTCAGACCGGTGGCAAGATCGGGGAAAGCCTCCGCATCCGTCTCCCTGAGAAGTTCACCGTCACTGACGGCGCGATTCTGGACCTGCAAGATTCTGTAGAGCAGAGCATCACCATGACCCAAGCAACCCGCAAGCATGTCGGGATGCACTTCACCTCGCAGGACCTCACCATGAGCCTGGACGATTTCACCGAAAGGAAGATCGAACCGGCAATGGCCGCTCTCGCCTCCACCATCGAAGCCGACGCGCTCTCCATGGTTCTGGACATATACAACACCACCGGCACATTCGGCGTTGTCCCGGCGTCCCTCGTTCCCTTCCTCGGCGCAAAGGCGAAGCTGAACCAGTACCTCGCACCGAAAGACCATCTCCGCAACATGCTGATCGACTCCACCACCACCGCCGCCATGGTCGAAGGTCTGAAAAGCATCTTCAACGACCAGTCCAGCATTGCCGCGCAGTACAAAGAGGGCCAGATGGGGCGCACCGCGGGCTTCATGTTCGCCGAGAACGACCTCCTGCCGGTACTCACCAACGGAACCCGCACCGGCTCCATCACCGTGAACGGCGCGGCACCGACCGGCGCAACCATCGCGCTGAAAGCTCTCGGAGCTTCGACCACCATCAAGAAAGGCGAAGTCTTCACCATCGCGGGTTACTACGCTGTCCACCCCGAGACCAAGACCCCTTACAGCCACCTTCAGCAGTTCGTGGTCACGGCTGACGCGACCGGCGGCGACGGCGGCGGGGCTAACACCACCATCGCGGCACTCCCCATCTCCCCGGCAATCGTCACCAGTGGGGCTTACCAGAACGTCTACGGCGCTCCCGGTGCGGATGCGGTTGTCATCTTCCAGGGTGGCGCGGCTTGCGGCGGCGTGGCGGCGGCGGCGGGCGCTTCCACGGCTTACGGCCAGAACATCGCCTACCACAAGAACGCGTTCGCCTTCGTCTCCGCCGACCTGGAACTCCCCCGCGATGTCAAGCTGGCTTCCCGCCACGTCAAGGACGGCATCAGCATGAGGATGGTCGGCCAGTACGACATCAACAACGACCGTTCGATCACGCGTCTCGATGTCTTGTACGGCTTCAAGACAATTAGGCCGGAGCTTGCTTGCCGCGTTACGAAGTAGACAACCTTTAGCGGGGAGCCTTAACCGGCTCCCCATAGGAGATAGAAATGGCAATCGAACAGCAGCTATCGCAGAGAACCACCGGGGGCGCTTCCTTCGGGCAGTCCGCCACCGACAAGATCAGCTTTTACGGAGTGACTCCCGTAGACCAGCCTGCTCCCGCCGTCACGGTGGGTACCGACATCGCAACGGTCATCCTGGAACTCGCAGACCTTCGCGCCTCCCTGGCCGAACTCGGGCTGATTGCAGCCTAGATGAATATCTACCTCGGCATACCGATGTACGGGGGCGCTCACGGGTTAACCGTGAGTTGCCTCCTTGCATCCCAAAAGCACCTGATGGAGTTGGGCCATACCGTCATCGTTGACATAGTGGCGGGCGGATCCATTCTCCCCAAGGTGCGCAACGGAATAGTGAAACGGTTTATCGACTCCGCAGCCGATGTTCTGGTTTTCATCGACAGTGACATGGTGTGGGAGCCTGAAACCCTGTTGAAACTGGTCAATGCCCCTTTTGACGTTTCCGTGGCGAACTACCGCAAGCGCAGCAATGAAGTTACCTGGCTGGCAGAGCCTGTTTATGAAGACGGGGAACCGCTCGGCAAGGTCCACAACGGCGATATCTGGTTGCAAACTCGCAGGGCCGGAACGGGGATGATGGCGATTCGGCGACTGACCATCAAAGAAATGGTGGGGTTACTCCCCGATCTGGTTTATGAGGAGAACGGCGAGTGCATCCCGTGCCTTTTTGATTTTGAGCTGAAAGACGGCCAATACCACGGCGAGGATTACACCTTCTGCCGCCGGCTGGAATCCATCGGCGGTCAGATATTCATACTGGCAGATGCCTACATAGGTCATGTGGGCCACACGGTCTACGGCGGTAACTACCATGAGTTTCTGATGGGACAAAGAGGTGCTGCATGATCGTTGCCGAACTGATAAAATCCGCCTACGCTGACCTCGGAGTGCTGGACATTGGCAGCGATCTTGACCCCGCGCAGTACGCGCAAGGGCTTCTGTCGCTCAACTCCATGATAGGCGCTTGGAGCCGTGGACGCCTGACGCTTTACGGACTGGTGGAGGAGTCATTTACCCTCACCCCCGGCAAGGCGGTTTACACGGTAGGATCTGGCGGCGAGTTCGACACGGCTTGGCCTTTTCAGATCACCCGCGCTTTCATCCGTGACGCCAACGACATCGACTACCCTGTCCAGATCATCACCCCCGGCGAATACGCGGCCATCGTCCTCAAGACCGTCAGCGAGCGCCCTTTCAGGCTTGTATACAACCCCAAAGGCTACCCGACCGGCAACGCGACACTCTACCCTGTACCCGCAGCGGCGGAAGCCCTCCACTGGACCGCGCAGAAGGTTTTGGTCTCCTACGCTTCCATAGAGGATACCGTGGGAGTTGCGCCGGAATACGAAGAGGCTTTGGAGTTCAACCTTGCTCTCCGCCTTGCTCCCAAGATGAGCGTACCGGTTTCGGGGGAGCTTCGGGAACTGGCGCGGCAGTCGAAGTCGGTAATCCCACTATCGGTTGAACCGGCTACATTTGACGGGGCTTTTGGCAGTGCCAGGGCCATCGACGGTCTTGACGGCATATACTCGGGGTGGCTGTAATGAAAACCGCATCCCTACCCCTCGGTAACGGCGTCAACCTAGATGTCAACGAGTCCACCGTGCAGGACGGCGGTGCGATCTCGTTTATCAACGCCTATGTCGATAGGGGCGGGGCTGTGCGTACCGTGCCAGGGTGCGCCGAGTATCTGGACACCGGAGCGGGTAATTCCTCGGTGTGGATGTGGTATTCGACCACTCACTTGATAATGGTCATCGTGTCGGCGGGAAGGGTTTGGATTCAATCGGCCAAGGACGGTGCCCTCACTGAGATCTTAGGGACGGCACTCACCGCAGGGAGCCGCCCGACGTTTGCGGAGGATGCCAGCAGCATCTTTTTCGCCGCAGACTCCAAGATACACATGCTGACCGGTGGAGTGCTCACCATACTCGGTGCGCTCTCCCCGAACAGCGTGAGCAGCCTGGCATTCATCGGCGGCTACCTGATGAGCGACGGAGACAGGCCAACTGATCCGGTGGCCGGCGACACTCATTACAGCGACGACAAGGCAAACGGCTACGCGGCTTGGGAGCTCTACAACAACGAGTCCCGCCCCGACGGTCTGCAATGTCTGGTTGTCGCCTATGAGCAGATATACAACATCGGGCGCACCTCTCTTGAAGTGGCGTACATCGACGGCACGGTGCCCTTTTCGGTCAACAAGAACGCCGCGCAGCACTTCGGGACCATGGCACCTCAGAGCGTGGCTTTTGACGGCGAGAACATCTACTACCTCTCGGAAGTGGCCGGGAGCCGAAAGATTATCCAGCTTGCCGGGGGAGGTACCCCTCAGATCATTTCCTTCCCAGTTGACGTGCCGCTTGAGGACTTTGAAAGGGTGGATGACGCGCAAGGCTTCATCATGGCGTTCCGTGGGCGCAACGGCTATGCCGTGACCTTCCCAACCGCCAATGCGACCGTTGACGAGCAGTACTGGACAGCGATTACCCTGTTTTACCAGTTGCAAAGCAAGGAGTGGATTATTCTCGCACAGTGGGACGCGGACACGGCATCCTACGGGCCTTATCGCGGCGTCTCCTTCGCCTATGTCGAGGCATGGGGCGGCTTGAAGTTGATAGGTGGCAGGGACGGCAAGATTTACCAGTTGCAGGACACGACCGGCCAGGATTACACCGAAGCGCCGGTATTCCTGCACAGGTGGCGCGACAACGGGAGCAAAGTTTGGGGCAATGCCCGCGAAATATCGCTTGGTCTGGCGGGTCAATACGATCTGGAACCGGAATCTAGGCAATGCGGCGTGTACCGCAAGAGACAGCATCAATTCATTTTCACCGACCTGACCGACGCAGGGGCGATCTTCCGCGCAGCGATCAAGACCGGACATATCTCGCACAAGTCGCCCAACAAGAAGGCCGCAGCAGTCTACCGGTATGACGTGCAGTGCGGCAAGCCTGAGTTCGTGCTTAACGGCGTGGTGGAGTCCTACGAGATATTGAGAAGTTAAGAGTTTAGCCAGCCAGCTATACAAGCCAGATAGACAGGGAGACAGACATGATTATTAAAGTAAAGCAGGGCGCAGTAGATCAAAATTCTTGGCGTTTCCATGACGGCGTGCATGAGTTTGCTTATGCAGGAGTGGCAAGGGAAAGAATACCGCTGCTGGACGGAGTGCCGCACAACGAGCAAATGGGCATACAGTATGAGGGTGATGACGGAGTAGTGAGGGAAACACATTTCATTGGCGCAGCAATGCCGGAAGAGTGCTTGATGCTGTCGTTCATCGACTTCAACGGCAAACCCCACGAAGTGTACACGGACGCACAGGCCTACCTGCTGAACGATGCAGGGAAGACCATAGAGAGGTTGTCGTGACCTTTGCCGAGATAACCGAGAAGGCAAAACAGCGGGGATGGAAGACACCGACCAATGACGCCTTTGGCGAAGATGTCTGGCTCAGGTATTGGGACCAGTGTGCAAGGCACGAGGCAGACCCCACCACAGGAAGGCCGGTAGTTCCACACCGTTAACCGCTAGCTGGCTGGCTAGATAAGGATTTAACATGGCAGGCGAGAACCCGCAAACAACCCTCCCCCCCGTGCCGCGTGAGCCGCTGATTGACCAATCGGGGCGACAGTCGATGCAGTGGACGCGATGGCTGCAACAGGTGCAGCGGGTCCTATCCTTTGCCGGAGGGGTGGCGTGGGGGATCATCAACAAGGCATCTTCCAGCCTGGATGACATCGAGACCCGCACCCATGCCATGCTGCAAAGCATTCTTGGTACCGGAGACCGGCACATAACCGCAGCGGAAAACGCCGAAATAACCGCTCTGGACGCTCTTGACGCCGGGATGGTAGCCAAGACCGGCAACGCGGCTTATGCGGCGCGGTCGATCCAGGGAACCGCAAACGAGGTAGGGGTAAGTTACGGCGACGGGCAGAGCGACAACCCCACGGTGTTTCTCCCCGACCGGATAGAGGGACCGCGCATTTTCGGCGGGGAAGCGGATTATGCAACCTTTGAGGATGACGGGACATTGGCGTTTACAGGCGCGGCTACCGTCTGGAAGGATGTTATGTTTCCCATGGCCCCCCCAAAGACTACCGGCGCAGGGAATCCGACATTGATCACCTACAACGGGAATATGCGGGGGTACTCATTCGCCGTCAATGATGTCCACGACTTCGACCCACAGGAAATGGAACACGATTCAAAGGTGGGAAGCACCGCGACATTTCATGTCCACTTTCTCAGCCGCAGCAATGACGGGACAGACAGGGGTGTGAAATGGCAACTGGAATATGACGTTGAACCGGCAAGCGGGGCGGTCCCGGCACCAACCACGGTAAGCGTGGACATCACCATACCAGCCGGAA